TGCCTTTGGGTGGAATAAGCCTACCAACTTAGATAAGAATTGTCCGTATTCCAACATAACAGCAAAGGGTTATACTCATGCTGATGGTATTGATTTGTCAACAAAACTTGGAGCTATGCCTGATAATGGTTTGACCTACGAGTCTGGCATATTTTCAACTGACGTTGACGAAATGGACATCAAATACGTTGCGGCTAAATCTTGTATTTTCCGTAACCAAATACCATGGACACTTAAAAATGTCGCTGGTGATATTCTCCATTTTAACACAGTTTCTCCTGGAATGTGTTATGGAAATTCCCAACAACTTCAAACAACAACTCTCGCATATCTAGCTTCTATGTTTAGATACTGGCGAGGAGGTCTTAATTATAGGATTGCAGTGGCCAAAACAGCATTTCATACTGGACGTTTACGTATTACTTACCATCCTGGCGTATATGCAGTAACAACCAATTCCATTAATGAAAATGCTTATAATTGGATTCTCGACCTTTCTGTATCTTCAGAATTGGAATTCAAGATTCCTTATGTAGCCAATGTGCCATGGAAAGAAACTCTCCTTGATGCTCCGTTGGAATCTGTATGGAAAGATGAACGATTCAGCACTGGCTTGCTTACCGTTGAGGTATTGACACCTCTTCGAAGAGCATCTGATGGTGTTGCAAATAATTGTCCATTTAACATGTGGATTTCTGGTGCGGACGATATCTCTTTCGCAATTCCTGATTTCGGAAACTACTTCGTCCTCAAACCTCCAACTTTTCAAGATGATGAAGAAGAAGAAGAAGAACTTCGTGCTCAAGTTTTCAATTTGACAACGTCCGGAATCGAACATAATGAGCAAGTGGAAGGTGATGTTCAAGGTGTATTCCCCATTTCAACCATGACTCATACTACCGCGGAAGAACTCACCATGGGAGAGAAGATCTCAAATCTCAGACAATTGTGCAAACGCTTTGCACCGACTACTGTTGGTTATTCCTATCCTTACCAAACAGAAGCGGATGATGACGTGTGGACCATGCCTGGACCTATTCCATTGAATACAGATCTGTATTTATACAATCAAGTTACAATCGATCCTGCTTTCTTTGGAGAATATTCGAACTCCTTTCTCAATGAACAAACTGTCACTTTACCAATTAGTAGAAGCGATACTGGCGGTATGACTACAGAACCCTGTCGAGCTCTACGTTGGTATTGGACTGCAAATCCTTTGCACCGTATTTCTTATTTGTATCGGTTTTTCCGAGGTGGTAGAAGATACAAGGTCGTGAATCCAACAACTAACGATCTTCGTTTCTCCACTAATGGTCTTCGAGCTGCAGATACCTATACAAATCCAACAAAGTATACAAATATGGAAGATGGCACAGAAATAATGGGTAAAAGACCGAATGACCCCATTTTCGCTGTGCGTGATTGGAAAATTAAAGAAAACGGTAAAGTTGAAAAACCCCTTATAGATACATTCGCTGGGCTTGATCAAAATCCCATTTTTGAACATCTCGTGTATCCCGATCTTAATGGGGTATTGGAATTTGAAGTTCCATATTATGGGCAAACACCCATTTCAGTCGTTGGCGAAGGAAGCTTGAGTGGAGTCGATGGTCCTCTTGTAAGAAGAGCATTGATACATCTACGGCGTTCAAATGAACCCAGAGGTATGGATTTACCAATCTACTCATACCTATCTGACCAAGTGAATGCTACTTGCATACCAGCTCAAAGTAGCGACCCCACACCCGTCTTCTATGAACGTGCTGGCGGTCAAAGACCTTGCTTCGGTGGATTCACCCTTTATGAAGCAGCTGCCGATGATTTTTCCTTCGGATATTTAGTTGGAGCTCCCATGCTCGAGAGAACCAGCAATCCCTCCCCCCCTTCAATTTCAAGTTAACTTAATCTAAACAGGTGAAGGTTGACTTTCATTTTCTCCCTCCAAGAGAACAACCCTTTGGGTGGTCGCTCTGTATGCAACTACAGAGTCTTGACCGTATTGTCTAGTACAAATGAACCACCCACCGGGTGGATTAGTTTCCTAGACGTTTTTACGGTTGAGTTCAGCTCATAGGTAAAGATTTATGAAATTTTAATTGGTCGTAATAAAAGAATAGTGTTGATTTTATGTAAATCCTCTCCTACTTTACTACTGTTGTACTAGACACTATCCCCTAGTGAACT